AAGCTGCAGCAGCTTCGATTCCCAGGAGCGCCGCAGCAAGCCTGATCGACAGTCCCGCGGGGAACCCGAGAGGGTCCGCGGCGGTTTTCAAGAGGGGGTTTCACGCGCAAACCCCCTCTCTTTTTATTCCGGGCAACCCTGCACGGGTCCGGGCCTTGGCGACAAGGTCACGGGCAGGTCCGCGCTCCAGCGGGCAACCTCCCAGGCCGAAGGTTCCAAACGCTCCACCACTTCGGAAGGAGGATTTTCCCGATGGCAGGCGAAATCACCAATTGGCAGATCCAGGCTTACAAGGAAGGCGTTCTTCTCGCCGTCCAGCAGCGCCGGTCCAAGCTGCGCGCGTCCGTCCGCGACGACGGGAAACTCGTCGGCAAGCGGGTGTTCTTCGACCTCCTGGCCGCGACCACGATGACGAAGCGGACCGTCCGGAACCAGCCCACCGTCCTCACCGACCAGACCCACAACCGCCGGTCCGGAACGATGAACCTCTACGACCTCTTCATGACGGTCGACCCGATCGACGTCCACCGGATCGGCTCCGATCCCACCTCCTCCTACCAGCAGAACGGCGTGATGGCCTGCGAACGGCAGATCGACGACATCATCATCGCCGCGATGCTCGGCACCGCGTACGAGGGCGAGGACGGCTCCACGGCCGTCGCCTTCAACACCAGCGGGAACCAACTCGTCGCCAACGCCGGGACGGGCCTCACCCTCGACAAGATCCTGGCGGTCGGCGAACTCTACGAGTCGATGGACCTGCCCGACGACGAGCCGAAATATTGGGCGTACGGCGCCAAGCAGCGGACCGATCTCCTGAACATCAACGAGATCAAGTCCAACGACTACAACAACAAGGCCCTCGTCGACGGGAAGGTGGTCTACTTCGGCGGGTTCAACTTCATCCCGATCCAGCGGCTGACGGTCCCCGCGGGCGCCGGGATCCGGCGGAACATCACCTGGGCGAAGAGCGGCGTGGGCTTCTACCTGGGCCAGAGCATGGAAGTGAAGATCAACGAGCGCGCCGACCTCTCCAACGTCAAGCAGATCGGCATCACCATCGACGCCGGCGCCTGCCGGGCCGAGGACGAGAAGGTGATCGCGGTCGACTGCGTGGAGTAAACAAGCACCCACCCCTCTGAAGGAGGCAAGAATATGACGCAGCTTTCGGATCGTAAAGCAAACGAGGCGGCCGTTCCGTCCGTCCCGAATCCCCCGAGCGTTCAGGGGATCGTCAAGTGCGCGTGGTTCGAAGGAACCATCAAGACCGCCGATCTCCTGGCGGTCGGGACTCTTATCGACCTGGTCACCCTGCCCAAGGGCGCCCGGATCATCGGGGGCCTGTGGGGCAACGACGCCGTTTTCTCCGGCGCCGGCGTCACCCTGGACATCGGCTTCCCCGACGACCCCGACAAGTTCGCGGACGGCCTGGACTGCGCGTCGCTGAACGACACGCTGATCGCCAACACGCTGCTCCTGGGACGCGGGTACATCCTCACCCAGAACGAACTGATCTCCGCGACGGTGATCGGCGACGTGATCGTGAACGCCGGCACGTATTACGGGTACTTCCTGTACATCTAACCGACCGATCGGGGCCGCCTTCGGGCGGCCCTTCCCTTCTCGAAGGAGGAAACCTATGAAGAAGCTCCTGCTTCTCGTATTCGCCATGCTCTGTCTGCTGGCCGCCCCGGCGGGCGCCTGGACGGACGGCGTCGAAACCGCCGTGATCACCGGCGGGGTGGTGACCGACAACACGCTTTCTTCGGCTGTGACGATTCCGCGCGGCGCGGAAGGCGTCAGCATCTACGTTCCGACGATCACCTCCGCGACCATCAGCCTGAAGGTGTCGCACGACGGCGGGACCACGTACGACGACCTTTTCTGCGAGGAAAACGGAACGAACACCATCCTGTGGTCCTCGGCCGCCGGCACCGGGGGAATGTATCTGCAGGCTCCAGTAAATTGCAACATCGGGTTTTACAACCGGCTTAAAGTCCTTGCCGGAGCGGCCCAGGCGGCGGACCGAACATTCAAGGTGATCTTCAAGAAGCCTGCGCTGAAATCGAATAACTGACACCGGGGGGGGCCGCAAGGCCCCCTCTCCCGGAGGACCCATGTACGCATCCGTCACGGAAATCGCCAGCGCGGCGCTGCTCTCCCTGGGGCAGGACGCGATCAACTCGATCGACGATCTAAACGACCGCGCGCGGCTTGCCAAGGGCCTCTGGCCGATGGTCCTGGACGACGAACTGTCCCTCCACCGATGGAAGGTCGCCCGGAAGCGGGCCTCGCTTGCGCGCCTCGCCGAAGCGCCGGCCTTCGAGTGGGCGTATCAGTACCAGCTTCCCGCCGACTGCCTGCGCGTCCTGTCGATCGCCAACGACGTCGACTACGAGATCGAAGGCGCCCTCCTGCTCACGGACAACACCTCCGCCGACATCATCTACCTGTATCGGAATGTGGCCGTGGGGGCGTACGGCCCGGGGCTGACCTCCGCGCTCGTCGCCCGGCTGGCGGCGGAACTCGCCATGCCGATCACGAAGAAGGACTCGATCGTCAAGGCGGCGTGGGCGGCGTATTGGAGCAAGATCGGCCAGTCGATCGCGGCGGACGGGCAGCAGGGAGCGGTCGAGGTGCTCGAGGACCGGACCCTCGTGGACGCGAGGAAGTAACCGGATGCCTCAATACCCCGTACAGACGGCCTTCAACGGCGGCGAGTGGTCTCCGCTCCTGGCCGGCCGCTTCGACCTGGCGCAGTTCAAGAATAGCTGTCGGACCCTGAAGAACATGATCGCGCTGCCCCAGGGGCCGGCGACGCGCCGCGGGGCGCTGCGGTACGTCGAGCCGAGCAAGGATCACACGCATCGGTCCCGGCTGCTGCGGTTCGAATTCGGCGTCGAGCAGGCGTACGCCCTGGAATTCGGACACCTCTACGTCCGGTTTTTCGCCAACGGGGCGATCATTGAGGATGGCGGGGTCCCGGTGGAGGTGGCGACGCCGTACACGGAGGCGGATCTCCGATCCCTGCGCGTCACGCAATCGGCCGATGTGTTTTACATCTTCCACAAGTCGTACGCGACCCGAAAGCTCTCCCGCCTTCTGGCGGACGGGACTTCCTGGCAGCTTGATACGATTGCCTTCCTCCCTCCGCCGACGTACGAGCCGGAGGTGGACGTTTCCGGCGGGACGATCACGATCGGGCTGTCGAAGGTGTCGGGGCAGGACGCGAAGGTGTATGCCTCCGCCGACGTCTTTTACGAAGCCGACGCCGGCCGCGGGATCCACCGCGTGGCGGGCCTGGCCTCGATCACCTCCTACGTCACCAGGAAAGAAGTGGTCGCCGACATCCTCTCGGTTTTCCCCGCGGCGCTGATCACGGCGGGGCCGGGTACGCTTCAGACCGACGCCGGCGGAACGGTGATCACGAACTCGGAAGCCCACGGCCTTGCGGTCGGCGACTACGTGGTGGTGACCAGCGGCCCGGAGGCGGGGGCCATCCGGTGCGTTACCCTTCTGGACGCGGATCCAGCGATCTGCACGATCGACGCATCATTCGGAGCACAGCAGGCCGCCGGCACCACCTGGAACAAATCGACGCCGATCGCGGCCGGCGAGTGGCTGCTCACCGGATCCCCGAACTGCGACTGCACCCCGAGCGTCAAGGCCCCGGTCAACGCGATCGCAACGCTAACGCTGGCTCAGAACGGCTGGCGGACGGGCGCCTCCCCAAACGGCGACGTGGGGAAATACCTACGGCTCTTCTCCGGAATCGTGAAGATCACGGAAGTTACCACTGCGAAGGTCGCCAAGGGGAGGATCATGGTTTCCCTGGTGGTGGATCCGATCGTGGCCGCCGCCGGAGGCTCCTGGACGTCTGAATCTGAGGTGTGGACTGCGGGCAACGGATACCCGCGGGCGGGCTGCTTCTTCGAGCAGCGGCTCATGGCGGGCGGATCGACCAAGTTCCCCACGAGCCTGTGGGGGAGCCAGAGCGCGGATTACGAGAACTTCGGCCTCGGGCCGTACGACGCTGACGCCGTCGAATACAAGCTCTCCGCGAACGAGGTGAACGACCTGGTCTGGATGCTGCCGACGAAGGTCCTCCTCTTGGGGACGGCCGGCAGCGAATTCCGGATTACGGGCGGCGCCGACTCCCCGCTGACCCCGTCGAACGTCGACGCGAAAAACGAGGACGCCAACGGATCGGCCGACGTATCCCCGGTCCGGATCCGCCACAAGATCCTGTTCGTCCAGGCGGCCGGCCGGAAGGTCCTCGAGATCGCGTACAGCTACGAGCCGGACACCTTCCTGGCCGACGACCTGACGTACCTGGCCGACCACCTCACCGCCGCCGGCATCGTCGAGATGGCGTACCAGAAGGAGCCTTACTCGATCCTGTGGTGCGTCCGCTCAGACGGCGTCCTCCTTGGGCTGACCTACAACAAGGAGCAGAAGGTCCTCGCCTGGCACCGCCATGAAACGGACGGCGCCGTGGAGAGCATCTGCGTGGTTCCGGATCCCGCCAACAAGCGGGACGAGCTATGGCTCTCCGTACGGCGCACGATCGGCGGCGCCACGAAGCGGTACATCGAACGCCTGGATCCGGACCGTACCGCGGCCGACTCGTTCGTCCTCTACCAGGGCGCGGCGACGGTTACGATCCCCGGCCTCTCCCACCTCGAGGGCAAGACCGTCGACGTGTTGGCGGACGGGTTTGTGGTCAAGGGGCTGGTTGTCGCCGGCGGGGAGGTGGTGCTTCCACACGCCGTCACCGAGGCGATCGTCGGTCTCAACTACGAGTCCGAACTGATCCCGTCGCGGCCGGAATTCTCGGTCGGAGGGCTGACCACGACCGGCACGACGATCGGCAAGAAGAAGCAGTGGGTGGAGGTATTCGTCCGGCTCAAGGACACCGCCGGCATCGAGATCAACGGCGACGAGCTACCGTTCCGCACCGGCGCAGCCCCCCTGGGTGACCCGGCAAATATGTTCACCGGGGATTTCAAGGTCACGAACCTCGGGATCGACCGCGAGGGCGACATCGTCATCAAGCAAACGAACCCCCTGCCGTGCACGGTGCTGTGCATCGGCGGGACTCTCGACGTGGAGGACTGACCATGCTGCCTTATCTTCTCGCCGCGGGGGCGACGTTTCTCAGTGCGCAGGCTGGCGCGAAGGCCGGGGAAAACGCGATGGAAGCCGGCGTGGCCGATTACGAGGACGCAGCGCTCGCGGGCCATTT